CTTCGTCATCCACACGAGGACCTGGGCAGCAAGAATGGTGAACATGGGCCGCACCATGCCGCGGAAACGAAAGTGAGGTCGACCTCACTTTCGCCGTAAGCTCATCCGATGATCCTCGACAAGCGAACGCTCTACGGCATCGCCAAGGTCATCGGGGCCTCGTGCATCGGGTTCACCGCGGTCTACGGCGCCGTCCACAAGCCCCCCGAGGTGGCCGCGAAAGCATCATACGGCGACACCATCTCGATCCTCGTCGAGATGCAGGAAGCGCAAAGGAAAGACCACACCGACGTCGTGGCGCTACGCGCGTACGTCGAGGAGTACGTGAAAGAGCACACGGTCATCGAAACCTCGGCGCCCGTGCCCACCGACGCCGGCGTGCCCGCGATCGCTCCGACCATCGCCGTGAAGCCCGCGGCTCCCACTGCCCCCGTGACGTTGAAGATCGTGCATGTCGTCGCTCCCGCCTCCGCAGCGCCACCGCCCCCCGTGGCTCCACCCGCGGCGGTGCATTCCCCGAAGGCGTTGAACTCCTACCCCTGGTGAGGCGATTCGCAACGCCCGTGGCAACCCGCCTCCAATCCAGCGGTTGAGTCCGTCGCGCATCGTGGCGCGAGTCTCGTGCGGTGCGAAGGGCACAAGGCTTGCTGTAGTTTCGGGGAATGGGCGCACTGATCGCATTCCTCATTCACCTGCTCGTCCTCTGCCTCGTCTTCGGACTGCTCTATTGGGTGGCGATGATGATCGTCGGGCTTCTGCCCCCGCCCGTGGCCCAACCCGCTCGGGTCGTCCTATGCATCCTCCTCGCGCTCATCGCGCTGAGCTTCTTGCTCGGCGAGGTCGGCTTCGGATGGGATCCGGCGTGGAGCTACCGGCACTCGCGGTTCTGACGAGTCACGGCGCGAACTTGTCATTCCACTTCTTCAGCCACTCCTTCTGGGTCGTTTCCGGGAGCATCCGGAATTCGCACAAGTCGACGGCCGACATGTCCGCACCCGCGCGCGACATAGCATTCGCACCGCGGACCACGTCGAGGTCGTTCTGCGCGCGCGAGAGCACGACGTATTCGAACTCCCGGTTCAACGCGTCGCCGTCCCACACCTTGTCGAACGCCTCGCGCGCCTCGCACTCGAACGGGGCGACTCGTTCCTCGTGCTTGTTCGGCAGAAGGGCGGTGCCGACGTTTTGGTAACGAGTCGCGACGAGCATCGCGAACAGCCCGTTGTTCCACAACACCCGCGCCTCGTCGTGGTTGCCGGCGAGGGTTGCCCGCATCGACTCCACCGCGCAGTGCCTCGCCTGGTCCTCGTAACGCTTCACCTCCTCCCAACACGCGTCGATGATCGCCCCGCGGTCGTGCACGTGGTAGCGCAGGGGCCGCGGGTTCGTCTTCGCGAGCTCGACGAGCTTTTCAATGCTCGCCCCGTGAATGGCGGTGGAGTTCTGCTCGAGCCGCTCGACCGCCTCGGTGATCTGCTTGCTCGTCATCGGGATACCCATCATCGCCTCCTCCAATTGCATCGCCTTGAACATCTGCCGCCACAGCTCGTTGACGTGGTCGGCGAGCGCCCTGCCCATCGCTCCGAAGGAATCAGGAATCTCCAAGGCCACCGGGACGGTTTTCTCATACGGCAAGCTCCCAACGCACTCGCACGGACCACCCCCGTGCTCCGGGCATGCGCGCGACGTGATCTCCCCCGTTGCCGGCACCGCTTCGCGCCGGGTCACCGGTGAACGGGTTTGCGCGATTCGATCGAGTGCGTCCGCGATCGAATCGTCGAGGCCCGACACGGCATTCGCATGAGCGAGCGCGTCTTCGTGTCTCTCCCGTTCGCTGTTCGTCATCGGGCCAACCTCCTCGGGTGCTTCAACCCTATCCGAAACGTAGGGCGATAAAACTGCAGCGCCAGCATGCTCGTCGTTTCGACCATCGCGTCGAGGATCGCCTCCTCGGACGTTATCCCCGCGGCCCACGCGTCCTCGATGAACCACACCGCCGAAGTCGTCCGCCCGTCCGATACCTGCAGCGACCATCGACGAGCGCCCATCCAATCCTCGTGCAGCGTCACATACACGCCGCTGCGCTTGCCCGCCACGAGCTCCGCTTCGGTCTGGCAGATCTCGAGCGCTTGTTCCAACGGAGTCGTCACGATTCATTCCCAAAGAGCGGGTTGGCCTTGAGCATGTCCTTGCCCGAGATGAGGTCGAACGATCGCAATCGGCTGAGCGCGTTGTTGAAGCCGCCACCCGTGACCTCGTAACCGGACGCGCGTGCCATGTCCTCCTTTCGCTCCCCATGCGGGAGCAGCCACACGAGCCGCGTAAGAATGGTGCGCTCCGCCTTGCCGAGCTGTTGCTGACCCCGCCTCTCGAGCCAACGAGTCAGGAGCACCGCACCGCCCCCATTGGGCGCGCGTGATGATCGCAACGCAGGCGCGATCATCACGCATCCGCATTCATTGCCCGAATGTAGATCTCGTCCTCGACAGTGACCGTCAACACGTCGCGCGTGTTCAAGTGAAACGACAGGGTCGGCATCCTCCGATCATGCCGCGGCATCATCCGCCCCGGCGCCCGAGCTACGGGGCGCTGTGAGAACGCTCCCAACCATGGCCGTCCCAACCGCCCCCATGATCTCCAAGCGAGCGAAGTACCGAGCCGGACCCCTGGCCTCCGAACCCCACCAAACCGCCACCACGAGACGAAAGAGCGACCACGTCAGCGCAGAAGGAAACACGGCAGCACATGAGCTCGGGGCTCCCCCCGGTCCGCACTTGCCACCCCCCACGGTGCAGACGCCCACGGCCTTCGACGGTCACGCCCGATTCCCCACCCCGCGCGTGTTGCGAACGTGCTCTCGATCCGTGCAGGTCCCACCCACAAGCGATAGCCGACCCACTAACCCGCCCCAATCGGTCGGAGGCGCCCACCCGGGACCAGGGAACGCATTCCTCACCCCAGTCGCTACTCCGCGTTCCTGATCACTCGCTCCACCCGAAGATCGCCCTCTTCCGCTGCCCCCTGCGGAAGCACCCCCCGGGCGGGTCTTCTGGGTGGGGAGTAACGATCAGCCTGAAGGTGGAATCGCTGGCGGTGCCTTCTTCGAATCGTCCTTCGGTGCAGACGGTACTCGCTCGGGGATGATCTCTTTGCCCCCGCGCAATCCCTCGATGAGCATCTCGTGCCCGAGGGTCGCGGCGAACCCCGAGAAGATCGCAGACCCGACCGTCGACACGATCACGGTGAACGACTTGCCGGTGACCAGGTCGGTCCCGAGCACTCCGAGCGCGGCGTACGTCGGGGCGAGGAACGGGATGTACTTCGCCGGAAAGAGCTTCTGGATCTTCGATCCGAGCCACCCCTGCTTGGCGGTGGCGATGACGGCTCCGACGACGAGCCCGCCGAGGAGCTCCCACTGGTGATTCGCGACGGCCTGGAGAATGGCGTTGAAGTCCAATGCGCCGAGGGTCGCACGGGACGAAAGTGAGGTCGACCTCACTTTCCCGAATCGAGGCAGGCTGCGATTCCGGGGCACATGGTGACGAGCGCGTCGACGCACTTCGCGCATGCGGTGTCCGGGGGGAGCCCCTCGCAGTACGTGTCACCGCACACCCCCGCGCACGTACCGGGGGACGAACAGGCGCACTCGCCCAGCGCATCCGCCTCGCACGTGGCGACCTTCCCCGAATCGTACGGGGTCGCGTCGAACGGGGGCGGGTAGAACACGTCCCGCCCGGTGTCCCGCGGGGACCCGTCGCGCCGCCCCGTATCGCCCCCTGGAGCGTCCGGCGGGGGGGACCCGTCCGGGACGTCCCCGTCGAGGGTCGGGAGCGTTACGGGGTCGGTGGCGGCGTCGGGCGGGTCGTGGATCGTCTTGTCAGGGATGTCCGCCTCGAACGGGGACCCGCACGCGACCATGGCCAGCAACCCCAAAAGTGAGGTCGACCTCAAACTTCCAGCGCCTTGTTTGCGAGAGACGATCACGGGGCGCCGTCCCTACACCAGCGGTCCCACAGGACCTCTATCGCGCGCTCGAGCAGGTCTCGATCGTCGTCCCCGTCGCCGCCCGAGATATCGTTGCTCTGGACGTCGCTAGCGTCCCTAGCTTCGACCGATACCGGCACGCCCGCGATCTCATCGATCCGCTCGCTCACGTAATCGATCCACCGTACGAACGACTCCTCGTCCGCGGAGGGCCCCATGCTGTCGCGGCCGAGGGTGAGCACGATCGGCCGGCTCATCGGCACACCGTCCCGACGCATGCGCCGCCGGCGTTCAACACCAGGCCGAGGCACGACTCGCACGCGACGTCCGGCGTCCCACCCCCGCAGTAGTTCCCCGAGCACGCGGGGCACGCCATGGCGACGTCAGCGCTCCCGCACACGCACGCAAGCTCGGCGCCCGCGTCGCACGCGCCCGCATCCGCGGGCTCCTTCGGGGGAACCGGCACGGGGGTCCCGGCGTCGTCCGCGGGGATGGGCAACGGCGCCCCAGAATCGGCCGTGGACGTGTCGCCGGCGGGGGCGGGGGTCGGTGCCGCCTTGGGGGCTTCCGGCGCCTTTACGGGGGCCGTGGGCTCGTAGTGGACCGACGGGGGCAGGCACACGTGCTTCGTGGTGCACACGCCGTCGTGGCAATCGGGCCAATCGAGGCACACCACGTCGGTGCTCTCCTCGGGGGGCAGCCCCGCGCACGCGGTGGTGACGACGGCGAAGGCGAGGACGATCAAACGTTCGACGCGCATGACGACAGCTCCTTTTCGATCGCAATGGTGGAACCGCACGGGCAGTTCCGAAGCTCGAGGCGAATGTTGTCCTCGGGGAAGTCCTGCACGCCGCACATCGGGACGGTCTGCCAGTCGCCCTCCGTCGCGTACGAGTGCCGGCAACACCCGCAGACCTTGAACGGGACCGGGGATGACCGCCGCGGGATGAGGGTCACCGGGTGGCCGAGGACCAGGAGGGTTTGCGCCGCGTCGTTCATGGGTTGAATATGGGCCCTAATGGGTCCACGTGCAACCCCTTTTTTACCTATCCCCGTCGATTCTCAATAAGCCCGTGGTTTCTGCAGGGAATTCCCTACGCCGCGTCGAGCTCCCACTGCTGAATCTGGGCCGATTGCGCACCCGTGGCCGAGCTGAACGTCACCGACCCACCGCCGCTCGCCGACAGGTTCGGCACCCACCCCACCGAGATCGTCTGCGAATTGCCCGGCGTGCTCGCCCCCGGGGTCCCGATCAGCTCGTAGTTGTCGATGATGGGCACGCGCACCGTGATGCTCCCTGACACGAACTGCCCCGAGGAGTAGTTCGGCCCACCCGAAAGCGCGGCGCCGTACACCACGTTCTCCGGCGAGAAGACCTGCGCGATGGTCCCGCTCGCCGGCACCGCGACGCCGACGTTCACCGTTCCACCGGTGACCGCGAAGTTCGCCACCGTGCCCGTGAGCGTGAACACGCCCGTGAACGTCACCCAGATCGCGCGCGCGTTCGCCGGGAAGTCCGTGCCCGGAGTGAACGTGAACAACGCCTGCCCGAACGCCGCCGTCGTCGTGACGCTCGACACGTTCGCATTGCTCGAGTGCACCCCCCCGCGCGCGACGAGCCCGCCCGTCCTCGGCGACGACCCGCTCGTCCCGACTCGCGCCAGCACGCACACCGCGCGCGGGGGCCACGTCGTCGTGTCGACGGCGGTGTTGCCGCTGTTCTGGAGGCACGGGGGAAGGTTCAGCTGCCCGCCGTGCGGCGTACCGTACGCGTAGTCGGGCGACGTCGCGCTCGCGACGATGATGCCTCGCGGGCTCCGTGGCACGCGCCCCGCCGGACCTGCGGTGTACTTCGCCCAGCGCGGGAGCCCGAACGGCGCGCACACGTACACGTAGTTCAACCCTGTCGTCCCGATGGTCCCCGACGCGCTGCGGTTTTGCGCGTCGTCCAAGTCGATGAACAGCGAGTCGGCTTCCGACCCGATGCCGCCCCCGGTTCCCTGCGGGCAGCTCGACTGCATGATCCCGCCGTAACGGCGATCGAGGAACTCCACTTCGATGTTGCCGGTGAGACGGCTTTGGCTCGCCGTCGTCAGCGCGTCGATCTGCGCCGAGCACTTCTTCATGAACGGCTGGTCGCGCGACGCGCGCGAGTCTTCGAACAGCCGGCTTTCGAACAGCGGGCGCACGTCCCAGATCGTGACGGTGTCCCAGACGGTCGTGCCCGTCGGCACCGACGCCACGGCAAGCGGCATCCACCCCTGTGCAAGCGCGGGAAACCCTCCGCCCGGAGTGCCCGCGCGGATGCGGTACTGAAACTGCGCAGCCGTCACCTTGTTGACCGTGGCGGCCGCGAACAGCCCCGTCACGGTGTTGAAGATGTCGCGCGAGTCGGTCTCGATGACATTGTCGGGCTGCACGCGGTTGCACTCGACGATGTCGATGCGTAGCGACCCCGAGCTGTTCGGCGTGAGCACCAGCGTGTTCGTCACCGTGCCGGGGTCGGTGATGATCTTGTACTGCGAGTCGTCCGAGCTCGGAGTCGTCGCCGTGTCCGGGTCGTAGATGCTGGCGATGCCCGCGCTGATGCCCGCGGCCGTCGACCCGCCCATCGGTTGAAACAGAAGGCCCGCGTACACGATGCCTGACGTCGGCGTTCCCGCCGTCGACGCGATGTTCGGGTTGTACTGCGCGCCCGCCTGGACGTCGTCGCTGCCCGGGGCGTTGTCGATGAAGGCCTGGAGCAGGTTCGCGATAAGCGCGCCCTTGAACGCTTGCGCGCGCATGATGTCCGTCGACACCGCTCGCTCGAGCGGATTCACGACCAATTCACGATCTCCCGAGCTCATGGCGTGACCCTACCTGAAAGTGAGGTCGACCTCACTTTGCTACACGCACGGACCCGACGTCGGCAGAAATTCGACGGTGACCCCGCCCGCGCGAATGAGGTTCACCGCCCCGTACGCGCTCAAGTACTGCCCCGCAGCGCCAATCGCTCCGCCGTCATAGAAGTCGTCCCATCCCGGTCCCGTGTCCCAGAAGTCCACGAGCCCGCCAACCCCCGGCGCTCCGCTGCCCCACGCGAATCCGAAGTCGCCGTCGTCGCTCCGCTGCACCGTCACGACGAAGTAGGCGCGCATCCGGAGGTAGTCGACGTAGATGCGCCAGAGCGTCGACACCGACGTCGCTCCGGTCGCCGATTGCTGGATGACCCCGTTGCCATTGACGTACGCCTGCCCGCTCGACGGCGTGACGCCCGTGGGTGTCGGGTGGAAGTGCGTATGCGTGCCGACGATCGGCGACCCCGCGACGAACGAGTAACCGATGCGCGCGCCCGCCACTCCGACGACTTGCCGCCCCAACGTGCGCCCGGTCGTCTCGGCCTGACCCGGCACGAACGGAATCGCCGGCGGATCTCCCTTGATGAGGATCTTGCCCGTGGCGACGATGCCTCCGACCGTCTGCGTCACCGGTTCGTACAGCTGGTAGCCCGACCCACCGCCGAGCCCCGTAATCATCTGGCAGTCGTAGTCGTAGAAGTCGCCGTAAATGGATCCGTCTCCGTAGAAGAACCCGGGGAATAGCGGGGTCCCGATCTCGCGGAAGCACCACGCGAGCCCGAGCGGTCCTTGCGTGAGCACGCGGTTCAATCGGCGTTTGATCGCGTTCGGCGTGACGACGTCGGCGACTGCAGCAATGCGCGTCCGGTACGTGGTGTCGTCCTCGCCGGTGAGCCGGGGCATGTTCCGCTCGCGCCCGAGAAGGTCGAGCACTCCCGCAGTGCCCCCACTCGGTTGCGCGGCGTTCGTGACGGTGAGCCCCCAGTCGTTCGCCCAGTCGAGGATCCTCCACTGTTCGGTGGACGGGACAATCGCCGGCGTGGTCGTCACCCATGTACTCGCGTCGTCGTAGATGAGGCTCGCGGTCACGACGGCGCCCGACGACACTCCCGTGAACACGGACCCGACGGCGACCGTGCCGCACCGGAGCACGAAGCTCGCCTTCAAGATCGAGCCGACCTGCACGTCGTGCTTGAACGTCGCGTACCCGGTCGTCGCTCCGCTGATGACGACGAGCTCGCCGTCGTCGAACGTTCCGGAGAAAGACGTCGCGTGCACGGCAACGAGCTGCTCGATGCTGACCGACCCGCCGTTCACGTCGGAGGGCGGAGGAGGCGTGTACCCGTTGATCCGCGCGATCTGCCCGGCGTTCGTGCCCTGCGTGACGGTGATGTACTGACCGACGAGCGCGGGGATGAACACGTGGGGGACGTCGATGCACGTGATGAGCGTCGACGTCAGCGCCGTCTTGCTGATCGGCGTCGTGGCCACGTTCGCCGTGACCGCCGCCTCGATGTTGTTGTAGCCCGTACCCGGCTGCTCGAACAGGTTCAGCATGCCGGGGAACGGCGCGTTGTAGCTGTAGCCGGGACGCTCGGCGATCGCCGTCACCGTGAGCGGGCCCATCTCGCCGGGCTCGAACACGACGTCCTCGGACAGGTAGTAACGCAGCCCCGTGTTCACGAGCTGCGTCCCCGTCGGCGAGTAGTCGGGCTCGATGTCGTCGACCCAGATGAGACCGGCGCCGAGGATGAGCGGCTGCTCGAGGAGCCCCGTGCGGGAGATGGTCAGCTCGACGGTCGCCTGGTTCGGCCCCGACGCCGGCGGATTCGTCTGCCCGCTCCACGGCAAGATGAACAGGCTCTCCATGCTGACGTCGACGGCTTCGCTCACACGCGCGAGCTGGGCGAACGACTGGTTCCACGCCTCGAGGCCCCCGCCGTCGCCCGCCTCGATGAACGGCTCGGTGTAGCTTTCATCCATGACCGACTGCCAGATCCCGAGGAGATCCGACTGCTGGAGCGGTCCTCCGGAGAAGGGCGCGGTCGTCACGATGGGAACCTATCCGAAAGTGAGGTCGACCTCACTTTGTCGGGCGGCATCGTTTGGGCATGAAGCTCCTGTGGCTCGATCTCGAGACTTCTGGTTTGGACCCCCGCCGCGATGACGTGCTCGAGCTCGCCTACGCGGTCTCCGATCTTGAACGCCCATTCGAGATCGCACAGGTGGGAGGACTACACGTCGGCTCGTTCCTCCTTCGCTACCGATGGGCCCATCAGACGTGGGATCCGCGCGTGCGAGAGATGCACACGAAGAACGGACTCATCGCCGACCTCGAACGCAACGGCATGAATTGCCGGTACCTCGCGGAGGCCGAACGGAAGATCCTGAAGCACGTCCCCGAGGTCGAGGACTACAACGAACGACCCGTCATCGCTGGCGCGAGCGTCGGACCATTCGACCTCCAGTTCATCCGGAACGTGATGCCGACACTCGCCGCGCGGCTCTCGCATCGCGCCTACGACGTCAGCGCGATCAAGCTCTTTTGCCGGAGCCTCGGAATGTCGCAGCTGCCCCGCGGCGAAGCCCATCGCGCCGCCGCAGACGTCCTCGAAGCCGTTGCACACGCGAAAGCGTGCGCCGAGTGGCTCGTCGAGAACGGCTTGCGCGCGTCGCTCGTCTTTCCGCCGGTCTAGTTCGCGTTCGCGAACGACACAAGCCCGAGCGTCGTTCGGATGGTCTGCCCCGGCGCCGGCACGAGGTCGCCCACCGGGCTCGAGATCGATGCCGGGATCGCCGTGCTCGTCGACGTCTGAGCCACACCCGTCGACACGATGAGCCCTTGCGACGTGAACCGCTGCAAGACCGAGTACAGCCCCGCAAGCGGCAAGGTCGCACTCACCGCCAGGTCGTTCACGTAGTTCACGATTGCCGCCTGAATGAGCCCGCTGAGTGTGACGGTGTCGACGCCGGCGACGAACGTGAGGTTCAGCACGATCGGTACGAGGAGTGGGATGCTCGGCGACACGACGACCTGGATGCCCGCGGCGCGGTAGTCGAGCAGCGCGGCGATGACCGTGTTCGCGAGCTGCACGTTCGCCACCCCGGACGGATCCGCGATCGCCAGCGAGACGAGCCGCACCGGCTGCCCGGACGAGCCGATGTACTCCGACGCGTACGCGCTCGCGACACCCGGTACGCTCGTCGCTCCCTGCGCGATCGCCGACAGGATCCCCCGGCGCGCGTTCAACCAGAAGGTCCGGATGCGGTTGCGGTACGTCGGATCGTCTTCGGGGTCGGCGCCGCCCGCCGTCGTGATCGGGTTGTTGACCGTGATGGTCTGGTCGAACGGGATCGCGCTGTTCGGGGTCTGAAACGATGTGATCGTGTTCGCCCCGGCTTGGAAGAGCGCTCCCGCCTGCACTGCGCGGATGGGCGCGCTCACCGACGTGTCCGACGGTTGCCCCGTCGACGACGTGAAGCTCGCCGGCTGCAAGGTGATGTACTGGTAGCCAGCCTGCGAAAGAACAAGCGTTCCCGGTTGGATGGTCCCCGCAGGGTTCGCCGCGTTCAGTCGGGTGAACACCGCGGCCCCCAGCGCGGCCGCGGCACCCTTGCGGGGAAGCTGCTGCCCGTACCGATCGAGTGCGTACCGATCGAGGTCGTCGCCCTTGGCCCCGTCGAGCGTCAGCCGGTTGAAGGCTTGGATCAGCTGCAGGACGACGGCGAACGCGACCTCGCTCTGCCCGCCGACCATGAGGTTGACGTCGCTGCCCTTCGTGTCGATCTGCGTCGGCGAGATCCGAGTGTTCGCCCCAAGGACGTACGCACGCCCGATGCCGAACAGCTGGAGTCGCGAAGGCCAGTCAGCCACGAAGCGACGCTACCGGAAAGTGAGGTCGACCTCACCCCGGGTCAGTTCGCGTAGTTCGCGAGCGACACGCCGGCGATGATGTCGATCGGGTGATCCATCGAAATGGTCGTGCCCATCTTCGTCTGGGCAAGGATGACGAAGTGCAGAAGCGACGGCGTCAATGGGTCCTGCAGACACGTCACCGAGGCGCTAATGACCTCGGGCTCTTGCATGATCTGCGACTGGTAGTCGGCCGCGTACGCGTTGCGCTTCGCCGGAACCCCGAGCTGCTTGCATGCCGATAGAAGCCCCACGCCGTACGTCCGGGGAAGGTGCGCAAAGGCGCCCTTGTCCGTGACGCCGCGGCGCAGGATGCGCTTCTTCACGCACTGCACCCCCTGGTCGAACGCGTAATCGCCGCTGGAGTCCACGTTGAACACACCGAGGTTCTGCCCGGTCGGCGGGAGCGCCGAGCCGATGCCCGACGACTGAATCGAGCTGAGGGTCTGCGGGTTCGCGATGTCGCGCGTCGGAAGAGCGACGTCCTCGCTCATGGGCGCGAGCGCGCGGTACACGCCCAGGATGGTCGCCGACAACGACGGGATGATGGTCACGAGCCCCGAGCTCGCCAGATTCACCGCCGACACGACGTACTGACTCGGGTACGGGCTCATCGGACGGTCGAGGTACAGGTCCAGCGCGTTGGGCGCTGCCGTCGAGATGATCGCTTGCACAACGGCGACCGGGCGCGCCGCGAATCCGTCGTAGCCCGTCGTCGAGCTCACCTCGCTCACGGCATAGTGGGTGATGTCCGACGCGTCATACGTGTCGTAGATCTCCGAGTAGTACGGGGTCTGCGTGAAGAAGAGGCGGATGATGTTCTCCGCCGGCGCGAAGGACGACACGAACTGGAACGCCGCGAGCGGGGCTTCCGCGCCGCCCCACCCCGACCCGCCCCACGACCCTTTGCCCCACCCGCCTTCGTGCAACGTCATGCGGCCACCGCGAACGTTTGCTCGGCGAGCGATGGGTCAGGGACGCAATTCGAGATGCACCCCCCGTTCGCCGCGACGGCGACGCCGGCGTTGATGTCGAACGCGAGAGACAGGTTGCAGAGCGAGAAGTGGAAGAACAGCGACAGGAAGAACGCGAGCGAGAACGACGGCAGCGCGAACGAAAACGAAAAGCTCGGGAGGCTGATCGTGAAAAGACACGGGATGCTGAGCGTCAGCGGGGGAGTCGAAAACCCGATCGACGGGCCCGTGCCGCACGAGACATTGCTCACGACCGAAAGCTACACGAAGAAGCCGGGAGACCCGAGCCCGGGCGATACGAGCCCGGTTGGGTCGCGCGGCTTGGCGAGCGCCGCCGAGACGAGCGCTGCAAACGTCGCGTAAGGCGGCACCGTCCCCGCCGCGGCGATGCCCGTCTCCATCGCAACGATCACTTGCGGCGGGGTGACGGGCGAGAGCGTAATGAGCGCACCGAACGCCGTAAGGCACGCCGCGATGAGCCCGACCATGCCTTCGACCGTCGCGACGTGCCCCACGGGCAGCGCACCCGTCGTCGACGCGTAGATGTTGCCCGTCGACGGATCCATGCTGAGCAGCGCCTTGCCCGGCGAGCTCGGCGTGCCGGCCGACAGCGAGATCTTGCCCGTCGTTGCGTCGATCTGAAGAAAGCTGATCGGGTTCGTCGCCTGCCCGTCGAGCTGCGCCGTCGCCAGGTATACGCCGCCCGAGCCGAGCTGCATGAAGTGGAGGTCGCCACACACGAAGGTCCAATTGCCCTTCACGTCGAGCGCCATCTGCGCCGACGTCGTCACGCTCCGGAGCAGCCACCCGTTGGAGATCTGCCAGACGTAGTTCGGGATGCTCGTGCGCACCGTCGTGCTGTTCTGGGTGACGTCCTGGTTGCCGACGTTCGTGGGGAACTTGTCGACTCCGTTGTTCAACCGCCCGACGATGATCGCTCCTCCGCGCTCATGCCCCTGCGGGAGCGCAACGAGCACCTCGTCGCCCCCGACGAACGGGTGCCACTCCCCTTGGCCCGTGCCCGCGATGAAGCTCGCCACGCGGCACCGGACGTCGATGTCGCTCGGATGCAGGCGCACGGAGACGAGCGGCCCCTCGGGCGCGGTGAAGTCGACGCTCTTGGCTGTGGCCGTGTCGGCGTTCACGATGCCATTCGAGATCCACTGCCGCGTGTCGGACCCGGGCCCCGCAGCCGCTTCTCGTTGCCCGGCGTAATCGAACGATTCCACTAGGGGCCTCCCGTCGGAGGCGTCTGCCCGGTCGGAGCCGCCGTCCCTTGCGAGCCGAGCTGCGCGTCGGCGAAGTCGGCCACACCCGGTGCGTCCACGCGCGCCTCGACGCAGTTCGCCCCCTCGAGATGGATCGAGATGCCGCCCTCGTCGTCGACGCTTCCCGCGATGTCCATCTTCTTCAGCACGAACGTCGTTTGGTACGCGTCGAGCGCGTAGGCGCCGAGGTACTTCGTGATGAAGTCCTGGTCGAAGCCGAGGAAGAGCTCGGCCTGCCCCGCGTTGCCTTGCAGCAAGGAATTCTCGATGTCGCCGACGTCCTCGTTCACCTGGACGCTGTCGTCGAACCGTTCGGTCAGGAATTCGAAGTGGTCGCCGGCGAACATGTCGAGCACGTCCGGGTCGGTTGCATCACCGCCGTAGCTCGTGAGGTCTTTCGTCTCGATCGTCAGCTCGAGCTCGTTGCGGTTCAACCCCTCGTAGTACGCCTGCGCGATGTTCTGGAGCGTGGCTTGGTCGAGCACACCGGGCACCGGGAACACCGTGTACTTCGTGTCAACGCGCCCATCACCCGGGAGCGCGTGAAGCAACCGGTTCGTGCTCGCGTTTGGACCCGACGCGTTGCCGCCGAGCCCCTGGCTGTTCGCGAACGGCGGGAAGCGCGCAAGCATGGTCGTCTTCGTCACGGGGTTGTAGGAACGAACCTCGACGTTGATCGACGTGCGCGTGTACTTGCGCCGCTTCTTCACGACCTTGCAGTTGCGCCCCCAGATGAACGTTCGCAAAGGATGGGTCGTGCCGCCCCACGAGCGTCCCTGGAACGGGTCGCCCACGCGCGGAGGGAAGTTCTTTCCGAGCGCCGCCCGAATGCGCTGGATGACGATCACGGGAGAGCCCGCGTACGTCTCGACCCGGATGTTGTGCCCGATCGCCGTCATCAGCTCGACGAGGTAGTCCCACACCGAAAGGGTCTGCTTTGCCCCGCCCTGCGTCGCCTGGAGTCCGTCGGGCATCGACGCGCTGTTCGCGAAGAGCGGGCCGAGCGTGGGAATCGTCCCGAGACTCGCCGGCCGGTACTGCACCGTGAGTCCCGCGAACTGCGGCCACTGCGCGAGGAACTGAGCGACCGCCTGGTCGACGGGCAACGTCCCGCTGAGGCGCGCACCCGGGCTCATGGGCGTGTCCATGAGGATTCGCGTGTTGTCCGACGCTTTGAGGTGAACGATCGCGAGTCCTTCGTCGGTGAGCTCCGTCTCCCATTCATCGACGAAGCCCTGGAATCGGAGGTTTGACCGGAGCTCGCCGTCCGGTCCCGTGAACGCATCGGGGACGACGTTCAACGGCTCGCCGGCGTCCTGGCTCGTGTTCGCACTCGACTGGTCGCGCGTCGCCCCGCTGATGCCCGCCGTGTAGTCGTCCTGAGTGACGGTGCCGACGTAGAGCTCGATGCCGACCGAACGAAAGACCATCGGGTCGAACGGCGCGTCGACCCATTTGATCTCACACGTGAGCGTGTCGGGCTCCTTGAACCCGTTGATTCCGAGTTTGAACACACGCGGGATGATTGCCCCGATCGTGTACGTCAGGCCGTCCTGCGAGCTATCGACGGCCTGCGGACCGCCGGCTGGCGGTTGGGTGCCGCCGGCGAACGTGACGGCGTAGCCGCCGGGCTGCGAGGGGGTCTGAGGCTGCTTCTGCGGAATCGACTGGCTGCTCCCGCTCGCGACCCCGCGCATGCGCGCCTGGGGCGGCTGGATGGGATTGGAGGCGAGATTCTGGACGACCGAGACGTTCGAGTACTCCTCGATCCGCAGGATGAGACGAATCTTCCAGCTGACGATGTAGTCGCCTGCGAACTGGGGGACGTCGGGCACTCCGTCGTTCTACCCGGAAGTGAGGTCGACCTCACTTTGCTCCGCGCGGCATTCTTCCCGGCGTGCGAGGACTCACCGCCGCGGAGGAGAACGCGCTCCTCATCATTCTGAGCTTTTCGAACGGGCATCCGTCGTGCGGATTCTGCTGGGAGATGAACGCCGGGCATCCGCCCGACTTCAGCGTCGACGAGTCGATCGTCGCCCGGCTCATCGGGCGCGGGCTCGTGGTCCTTTTGCCGTGCAACGACGTGTTCGGCGACCTGCACGCGATCATCACCCCGCAGGGACGGTACGTGCTCGCCCTCGTGCGCATGGCGCGCGCGGCATGATCCACCCATGAGCGCCCGCCCGATCTGCCTATGCGGGCACGAGCGCGGGCACCACAAGTGGAACTCAGGTCCCTGCGCATACTGCCGCGAGGGCGACTGTTCGAAGTTCCGCTTTCGCACGCGCACCAGGAGCACGTCGCCAGCAACAAAAGGACGTGGACCCGTCTCGCTCGCGAAGGCCGGTCAACGGCTCGATCATGGTACGCGCGGGCGATACGTCGCCGGGTGCCGTTGCGACGCGTGCAGAGCGTCCAACGCCCACGCTGCACGCGAGCGCGTCGAGAAGGTCCGCCAGGCGCACGCCGACGTCGTCCCCTCGGGCCCGCCCATCGCCGGGACCCTTGTGCGCGCCGGCAAGCTCTACCAGGTGTCCCGGTGCCCGGGGATCTTCGGCAAGCCGTGCGTCGTCGTCGGAGGCACATGGCTGCGCAACCACAAGCCCGTGTGCAACGCATGCGTCGACCGGCACGTCGTATGGGCGGGACTCGTTCCCGCGCGCCGAGCTCGCGCACACCTCCTCATACTCCGGAAACGCGGCATCGGTCGACGCTCGGTCCATGAGGCGTGCGACGTCGGCGTCACGCTTTTGCAGGAGATCATCCTCGGTCGGCAAAAGAAGATCCGTGCCGACATCGAGCGCCGTATCTTGGCTGTCGACACCGGCGCCGCCCGCGACCGCACGATCATCGCCGCGCGACCGGCACAAAAGGCGATCGCCGAGCTCCTCGCACGAGGGTGGACCCGAACGGCGATCGCCAAAGCGCTCGGATACGCAGGACACGCGCTCCATCTCAAAGGCCCGCGGATCACGGCGAAGAACGCCCTGCGCGTCGAACGTCTGCTGCGCACCATGGGACGGCCCTCGAAGGTGTTCATGCGGGAATGGACCGCTGAGGACGACGCCGAGCTCGCCGAACGCCGCGAAGAGATCCGGCAAGCTCGAGCCGCCGACTAGCCCTGCGCGTTGGCCGACCGAAGTACCGGAATGATGAGCACAGACCCGGGCGCGAAGCTCGGCTGCCCCAACGGCAAGTGATTCGCCTGGAGAAGGTCGAGCGCGCGATCGGCGTTGCTGTAGAACATCCGCGCCACCCGTTGCGGTGTATCGCCCTGGCGCGTGCGGTACACGGCGAGAATCTGCCCAGGTCCCGTGCCTTGCGTCTGCTGGCTCTGCTTCTGCCCGCTGCCCGGGTTCGTCGACGCGAGCTGGCGCGCCTTCGCCGCAGCCGTGAGCGCCGCCGCACGAACCGTCCACGCCGACTGGATGACCGCGGCCGCGTGCGCCGCTGCAAAGCAGATGTCCTCCTCGTACACCGACGAGCTCTGCACCTCGAACGGTTGCTGCCCCGCGGTATCGGTGAACGCGTTGACCGTCGCCGCCGTGCTCACCGACAGGTTGAGCACGCTGTTGTTGATCTGGGAGGGCGTCTCACCGAGCGACACCGCCAACGACGACGTCTGCCCGAACTGCACTTGGAGCTGAAGCAGGTCGGCGTTCAAGCCGCCGAAGAGGCTGATCATCCCGGGCGCGATCGTTTCGTACTCGCCGAGCGTGTCCGGCGTCGCCGACAACGGGACGAGGGGGTTCTGCGCGGCCGCCGGGCTCGATGTCCCCGTGAGGTTCGTCGTGTCGGTGATTGCCGACTGCACCTGCGCCGTGGTCGCCGTCGACCCGCCGTCACGCGTCGACACCGCGGTCTGCTGGAGCGCGCCGCCGCGGCCGACCCACCTCCACTCGATCTCCCACCGGATGTCGTCCTGGGTGAGCGGGATGTGCCGGCACGTCCTCATCCGCCCCTCGCGGATGATCTGGTACTGCGTCGGCCCGCTCGGAGTCGTCGTGCCGCCCGGCGTTGCCCCGGGCACCTGCTCGGTCTTCGTCAGGGTCGTCGTCACCCGCAAACGCGCCCCCCCGAGCGAGAGCGACTCGAGGAAGTTCCAGATGTCCGCCGGCGTCGCCGACATCGTCCCGTTCAGCGTCGCCGGCGACCGAAGGAGCATCGTCCGACGCCACACGCCTTCCATGTGGGTCGGGCCTTCCTTCGGCCCGATGACTTGCTGGGTGCCGTTCGCGAAGTTGCCCGGATAGAACTCCGTCGGGATGCGGTTCTCCGACCCCCACCCGGCACCCTGATGAGGGAGCCCCGCGCCCACGAGAGTCATCGACCATCCGCGGGACCCGGTCACCTCCTCGATGGTGACCGAGCTACCGATGGTGCTGCTGCTGATGCTCACCGGGGATGCCTCGCTCCCCGCTCAGGATGACTCAGGGCGACCCCGCGGGGGCGGGTCTTGCCCGAACCTCAGCCGCCCTTCTTGGCCCACCGCTGAAGCGGATTCGGCTTCTTCTTTTTTGCGCCCGCAGGCCCGCCCTTGGGGGGCGCGGGATCCGACGGAGGGCTCGAAGGAGCCGAGGACGCCGGACTCGACGGCGCGGACGATGCCGGAGAGCTCGGCGAGCTCGACGGATCGCTGCTCATCGGATCGGAGGAGGATTCCGACGACTCGGGATCGGAGCTGGGCGGAGGTGCGCTCTTGGTCGGCATGATCGTCCCTTTCAGGTACCCATTCCCTACCAGTGTCCGAGGTCCTGCCGCAAAGTGAGGTCGACCTCACTTTCGCTAAAACGGCACGGGCCCGACGTTCAACGATCCGCACTCGAAACACCGACACGCAATTCCCGACCCGTGTGAACCAAGGCGGAGCTGAAGATTCTCGATCCGTCAGAACGCGGTATGCGGAGTCTGCGTAGCGGCCATCGTCTTCGATTGGGCGCTGCGCTGAAGGACCTTCCTAAACGCGATTATCATGCGGTCGGGATCCATGTTTTTGAAGTCCTGCTGGATGTGGATCGCCCCGTAGAAGTTCTGCACGGGCGGTGCGCTCACGTGCTCGTCGGATACGCGCGTGCCCGTGCCGTGCTCGTTCGCGTACCGGACGCGCAACGACTTGCCCATCTCGGGGTTGAACTTCTCGATCGACTCGATGAACTTCAACGCAACCGACTCGTAGGCGGGGCCCGCCTCGTTCATCGCGTCCCAGATGTTCTCGTTCGCGACGGCGAAGTGCGCGAGGTAGTTCTGCGTCGCCGTCGACCCGGTCGCTTCCGCCTTCGCGAACGCGTGCGCGAGCCGTCCGGCGCTGTCCTCGATGTTCTTCCCCGTGAGCCCCGCCACGTCCTTCGGGAGCACCTGCCCGTTGAACGCCTCGGTGAGCGCGTCAGCTTTCCGGTTCAACACCTCGCCGGCGCGCGCCGTGGCCATCATCTGGTCCGCGACCGCCTGGAGCTCGGGATGCGCGACGAGCATCGCGTCGGTGAACCGCTTGGTCGCATCGATGTCGCCGGCGAGCGCCGCCTGATGCGCGGCCGCCTCGCGCGCCTGCTCGTCCTGGTAATCACGCCCGCCCGTCCCGATGGTCTCGTGCGCCAGCTTCGCCGCCTGGTCTCCCATCGCCGCCCCGGCGCCGACGGCAGCCACTCCCGCGAGCAAAGGAATGCCTCCCACGCCGATCGCCCCGCCGAGCCCCGCGACCTTCGACGCTCCGTACGCAAGCGCGATTGCCTCGCGGTGGTCCCACATGAAGTGCACGACCTCGGCGAGCGTGATCGCGGCGTCCTTGATGTACCGCCCGCCTTCCTGCAGCGCGGCTTTGATCTCCTCGCCGTGGTCTTGGAGATACTGAAACGCTTCCTTCAGCCACTCGCCGGCGTCGTGTCCGACCTCCTCAGCCCACTTCGCGACGGCCTCCTTGTTCTGGATGAAGTAGTCGCGGATCTGGTTCAACGGACCGCCGAGCGCGGCGAGGAGCGGCGAGCCCATCGCCTCGAAGATCTGTTCGCGCAACGCCTTCATGCTCGCGATCGTCTCGTTGAACGACAAGGGCACCCCCTTCATCTTCGTGCCCATCTTCTCGATCGCCGCGATGCCGAGGTTCATCGCCTGCTCGGGGCTCATCTTCTTCATCTGCTCGGCGACCTGCTTCGCGTTGCCCTTGAGCATCCCCGTCGCCGCGATGAGCTGCACGATCGGGTTGCGCGCGCGGATGATGCCCGCGGCCATGTTCGCGAAGCCCGTGGACAGCGCATCGACGCCGCCGGGCACCGCGCGGCCGGCTTGAGCCATGGACCCGGTGAGCTTCGCGACGTCCTCGCTCGCCATGCCCGTACGTTCGGCCATCTCGGTGAACGCCGACACGAGCGCGTCCTTGCTCGCCCCCGTCTCGACCGACATCCCTGCGAACTGCTCGTTCAACTCGTGCGCCTGCTTGCCCATCTCCTCGAGCGACGTCCCCGCGTCGTCGGTCATGAGCATCACACCCCGGATCGCCTTCTCCTGCTCCTCCATCCCCGCGGCCGCGGCGAAGACCTCCTCGCCGATCGACTTCATCGTCTCGACCATGCCGGCGAGCTCGATGCCAAGCGCCATGGACGCGGCGTTCTTCAGAAAGCCCGTCATCTCATGCTGAACTTCGTGGGTTTTTTCGCCGAGGTGTTCGAACCCCTCCTTGACGTGCTCGAGCGTGTGGCTCGCGTGGTCGTCGAGGTGGAGCTCGGCTTCGACCTTGTGGTGCTCGGCCATCAGTCAGCGCCCTTCTTCGCCCACCGCGCGAGCTTGTTCGGCTTCTTTTTCTTGTCGTCGTCCTTCGGCGCGGATTCGGGCAACGGCTTGTCGGGCGTCTCCGCTTCCCACCGCTCGGCCATCTCGGGCTCGTTGGTGTGCATCCACCGGCGCTGTTTTTTCGACACGAGGGGCACGACGCGACGCTACCGGAAAGTGAGGTCGACCTCACTTCGCGGCATTCTCATCGGATGAACGACAACCGGTTCATCGGCAAGGGCAGCTGGATGAAGGATATGCCGAAGGTCGTCATCGAAGAGCACGACCGACAACCGCCTCCCCTTCCCCTTCGCATTCCGTTGAATGCCTACCCTTCGCCCATCGAAGGACTCGATGTCTCCCGTTTCCCCCTGCCCATGCGCATCGAGTCGAGGATCATCCCAGCCCCATACGCGGACATCGTCGTCATCGAAGTCACCACGTACGTGAAGGACCGCCTCAATCCCGAACTCATGATCGATGTCGTGTTCTCCGAGCGATTCAACATGGACCTGTTCAACCGCATCCCGCACGAGGAGCTTCTCTACGGCATCGTGCGTCGGCTCGTGTTGCACGAGCTCGACGAGTGCTGGCTCGTCCACGGGCAACGCGTGCACGATCCGCACAAGGACGGGCGGGATCGGTTCTAGTCGTCCGAAACCGTCTCGCCGTTCTCGCGGCCGATGATCCGGTTCATCTCGGCGTAGGCGTCCTCGAGCGCGAGCACGCTCCGGTTCTCCCACGCATGCATCGGCGTGCTGCCGTAGTGGTCGAGGTACACCATCTGTCGCCGGCGAGCGCGAACGAGCTCCTCCCCGTCAATCGACATCACCGTCGCCGGCGTCGACCAAAGCTCCTCCGCCCACCGGCGGTAGCGGTGCCCTACCCGACCGTCCGGACCGCCAAACAGTCCGCTAAAAAACGGTCGCGTTCCGCCTGCGTAAACTGATGCGTCTGCAGATAGAACGTGACGATCGCCTGCCGCGCCTTCGGCCCGATCTCCGCCCAGAAGTGGTTGACCGACGCGTGCCCCGCCTTGAACAGCTCGGGGAGGGCGCCGTCCACGACGCAGATCATCATCTTCGCGAGGTTCGCCGTCGTCTCGTAGCCCGTCTTGTCCCCCTTCGTGGCCTGCCGCGCGAACCGCTCGAGCGCCGGGGTGAGCGGGCGCAGCGCGCACTGCCGCTCGCCCTTCTGGGGAGCTCCCGTCACCCACACGGGGAACTTCATGAAGCCGACGGCCGAACCGGGCTCGATGTCCGCCGGTAAGCCCCCTGGAGGCATCTTGAACCACTCGGGCGGGCCAAACCCCGTCGCCGGGTTCTGGACCCCGTTGGCGGCCGCCTGAGCGACGGACGGGGGTGTTTCGACGTCCTCCTCGCCGGGCTCCGGGACCTCGTCGTCGACCCCATCGTCCCCCTGTTCACCCTGCTCGGCGCGCGCGTTCGCGCGTAGCGCCTGCTGCACGTAGGCGAGGTCTCGTCGCTTCTTCGGGGTGTCGGTCATCGGCGCGGCCGGCAACGGCGGCGCCTCCAGCTGTCTCGCAGTCTTGGTCATGGGGTCCCTCCGTCCTCTCTCGACTCGGCAAGCTACCCGATTCGGAGTCGACCTCAACCCCGCGGCATCATCCGCTCATGAGCGACGACGAATCGCAGTGCGTCGCGTGCCACGCCGACACCACGAACCGGGAAGACCCCACGCGTGCGACCCCGGGCGTGTCCGTCATCGTCGTGCTTGCGATCTTGGCCAACGGTCGCCGCCTGGACCGCGTGCTCCTCGACCTCTGCCCGGTCCACCGCCCCGTGTTCGTTCAAGCCGCCGAAGCGGTCCGGCTCGGTATGAGCATGAGCAACGTCGATCCGACCGAGAACTAGATGCCTACCAAGATCGCCGTCATCGAGAAGCTGCTCGCGATCGCCACACACGCAGGCACCGGAAGCGATGAGGAGCGACGCAACGCCGCGATGCTCGTATGCCGGTGGATGGTCGATACGAACCTCATCGTCAAGGCGCGCGCCGCGGCGCAGGATCTCAAACGCTTGCACGCGGAGAACGCGCGACTGCGCGCGGCCGTGCGACACACGGAGCCGCCCGACCCCGACGACTTCTTCGAATGGTTCACGAAACGAGCGAGATAAAGGGACCGGTGAAGCCGGAGAGGAGGAGGGTAACGCGGCGAGGACCCGCGCGTTCCAACCTCACCGGCCCCCCTATCTCGCCTGACTTCTTGCGTGCGCTCGCCTACAGCTGCACGTCGAATTCGCTGCAAATGAAGTCGAGATCCATCGCGACGTAATCCTTGCCGTTCGGCATCTCGAGCGGGATGTCCCCGAAGTTCACATCGGGGTAGCTGATGACCGGCTCCTCCCCGTTCGGGAAGTTCATCGTCGCGACGATGTTGAACACGCTCGTCGGCGTGACGCGCTCGGCGCGCGACTGGATCTGCAGGATGAAGCTCAAAAACTCCTCGTCCCAGAGGTGGAGCTTCATCTTCCCTTCGACGCCGGCAAAGATCTCGTCGGTGCGGACCGTCTGCTCGCCGAGGTATCGCTGGATGAGCTTCTCGAACTTGAACGTCGACCCGAAGCTGTCGATCGTCGTGAACGTATCGACGAGCGCGTTCAACGCCGTCACCGCGATCGCGACGTCTGCGCCTCGAATTCTCTGGTTCGTTGCCACGGTGTTTCGCCTCCTCCGGCGCTAGCTGGTCTGCGTGGTGACGACGTCGTCGCCGATCTGGGTGTCGAGCGCGATGTCGTCCATCGTCGGCGAGGTCGTCACGAGGATGAGCATCCGGAAGATGCCTAGGCTCGTCGGCGACACACCGCCCGGGGGCGCGAGGTTCGGCGTCTTCGTGTCGAGGAAGAAGCCCGCGATGCGCTGCTGGTTCAGGTTCGTCGGCGACAGAAGCCCGAGGAGGAACCCGCGCACCATGACCGTAAGTGCCTGCTGCAAGGCGAGGGTCATGAGCTGCTTCGAGTACGGATCGAGCGCCGTCGCCAGCGAGTCCTGAATGAAGTCCGCCATGCGCCGGCGGTGGATGGGCGCGAGCTGCGGGTAGTTCGCAGGGTTCACACTCGTCACGCCGCTCTGGAAGATGAGCGTTCCGTACGAGAACTTCGCCGCACAGATCCCGTTCGCCTTGAAGTTGATGTAGTCCTGCAGCGCCAAAGCGACGCCGCCGTTCACGTTCGGCTCGAGCGCGATCGCCGCACCCGTGAACGCCGTGAGCTGTCCGGGGTTGTCCTCGGGCGGGAGGTTGCTCATGACCGAGCAGAGGAAACCATCGGCGCCGACGGTGACCACGCCGGTCGCCGTGAAGCCCGTCCCACCCGCGAGCCCGATGGTCGCGATCGCGGGGATGCTCGTCGTCACCCCCGGGTAGGTGTAGATGATCCGCTCGTACGAGTACGCGCCGACGCCCGGCTGCGCCACCGAGCTCTCGGCCTGGCTCGCCAGCGTGCCGATGGGCGGACGGATGACCGCGACGCGCCCGAGCACACCCAGACCACCGCCGTCGCCGACCTGCTGCACCTGGACCTTGAGCGCCTGCCGGATCGCGTCCGACTGCCGCGCCGACCAGATGATGTTGATGTCGTGCGACACGTCCTGCGGGTTCGTCATGAGCGCCATGGCGTTCACGTACGCCGCGTCGATCGCGCTCTCGGTCAACGGAACAGCCACGGGCAACGGGTTCGTCACCGCGTAGCTGTCGAGCGTGATCACGCTCAGCGGGTTGATGACCGTCACCGTGTTCACGAGCGCGCCCGTGGTCACGGTGAGGTCGTCGTCGGTCGCCGGCCGGATGGGCACCGAGTAGGGACCCGCGCCGCTGGGCGTAATGCCCGTCTGCGCCGTCGCCGTGACGGTGATGCTCTGCATCGTGACGTACTGGTTCCCACCCGACACGCCAACGATCGTGCCCGCGGGAATCACGCCCGCGTTGCCCGTCGACGCCGCGTCCGTCACCCCGATCGGGAACCCGAAGGCGAGCGCCGTCGTCGTCGACGCGATCTTCAACGTGTCAGTCGCGGGGTTGCTGCTCACGAGGTACATGCGCAGCTGTCCGCTGGGCAGCTGCTCCACGAGCACCGCGTTCGTCGTGGCGAGCGCAACCGCCGTGTTGAGCTCGCTCGGAGCGACCGACGCGATGTTCGCGACGTTGCCCGTGCCGTTCGTGTTGGCGACCGTGAAGTTCAGGACGCCCGAGCCCGCAGCCGTGCCGCCGAGCACGCGCACCTGGCCACCGGTGCCCTTCTGAAGCCCGGTGAGCGAGATGGTCGTGCCGGACACCGTCGCCGCCATGGTGAAGCCGGCGAACTGGTTGATGCGCGCGATCACGGCCGCCTGGGTCGTGTCGGTCGCCTGGAAGACGACCGTGAAGTTCGGCATCGCGTCCGCGCCGAGCTGCAACGTCATCCCCGCCGTAATCGCGGCGTACGTCTGCGAACCGCTGGTGACGGTGGCCGCGACGCCCGTGAACGTCACGACCGTCGCCGAAGCGCCGTCGATCGAGATGTCGAGGTGCTGCCCGCTCGTGAGCTGGTAGGAGAAACTCTGCCCACCGAGAAGGTTCGCCTGCCGCGTGAACTGCACCGCGCCGCACGACGTGTTCACCCGCATGATGAGCAGGCGCGAGAACGTCTTGCCGTTCAACTGCACGGCCCCGTTGCCGTTCCAGTACTCGGCGAGGACCGCGCCGTCGCCGAAGCGCTGACGCGCGCTCGGGTTCTGCCCGACGATGCCGTTGTAGGTGTACCCGAAGCCGCCGAAGACCGCGGCGAGCTGGGTCGCACTCGTGACCTCGGTGGTCACACCAAAAGGGCCGTTCTCGAACTCGCCGACGATTGCCGTCGTCCCCGTGCCTACCCCGATGATGTTCGCCGGGGGGCTCCGGTCGAGGATCATCACCCCTTCGATCTGGGTAAGGACCGAGTTACCGGGATCGTAGGTCCAGCGCCTCGTGAATCCGATTGACATGGGTGGAAGCCTCCGCCGTGCTCATCGCGACTTCGCTACCCGCGTTACCCGGCTGTTTTTACCCGCGCCGGTTCGGTGATGGGTGGCTCTATCTGCGGCGGAGCATGTCAGAGCGTCCGCTTCCGAAGCAAACCAAGGGACGGGTCAAAGTGAGGTCGACCTCACTTTCACGAATCCTGGTCGCGACCGTACGGGACGTCGTTCGCGCATCGCAGCGCGCGCTTGGGGGGCGCTCTTGGGGAGCAACACCGCCTTCGGGAGCACCGGCAGCGGGCGTCGCGTCGAAAGCTCGAGGGTCACCGGTGGACAGCACGGGCCTTTTGCCGAGCATCGGTAGTACCGAACGCCCGACGCGATCCGAAGCCGGTTGAGGTCCACCTCACGTCGAAACTCGCCGGCGACATTCGAATCGTACGAACCCCACGCGGGTTCGTACACGACGTAGATGCTCACGTACTGCGTCGGCGCAAGGAGACGCCACGGGCCACTGGTCTGCGCCGGCCACTGCGAGTTTCCGATCACGACCTCGGCCCTGACGGGTACACCGCGCCACCGGTCGCTGGGTTCGGAGGAACGACGAGAGGGTTCGCGTACGCGGGGATCTCGGTATCGGCCTGCGCCGCCACGGTCGTCTCGACGTAGTTCACCAGGCGCACGACATCGAACGCGACGAACACGTACAGGCGACACATGCGCCGGTTTTTCACGGCGCCGTCGTCGGGCCACTCCACCCGCTCGAGCATGAAGCGCGCGGTCTGCCCGTAGTAGTCGGGCATCACCACGATGAACCCTTGCCGCTCGGCGGTGGGGTTGAACGCCTGCTCGAGCTTCGCGACCATCCCGCGGAGCTCGGGGAGCTGGCTCGACCACACCTCCAGCGGGATGACCTCCTCGCGTTCCTCCTGAGGGACGAGCACCGTGCCGATGCCGAACACGTCCTTCGTCGCCGCGTTCGCGCGCATCGGGCCCATGCCTCGAGGCCTGTTCGTCACGTCGCCGTTCATGCACGCGATGCTCGGGAAGTTGAGATCCTCCTCGGGCCCCGGTCGTTCCTCGTAGAAGTTCTCGGGCGGGATCGAGAAGAACACCGGGTTCCCACCCACCTGACCCGGTCGGCAGAAGACCAGGCCCGTCAGGTACGCGCCGAGCACGCGCAGCGCCGCTGTACGTCCGTCCAATGGCGGATTGCCCGGATTGCCTCGTCCGGGAAAGACCTGCCCGATCGGAGTGCCTTGGATCAGCTGCGCCGGCGTCGGCGCCTGCGGAGGGTTCAGGATGGGCGTCGGCTGAGGACCCGGCGGGATCGGGGGCTGCGCCGCCGGCGTCCCCGGGGACGCGTCGCGGTACGGCGGAAGCGGCGGATCACGCGGAGGGCGGTTCACGAAGGACACTCTAGCGGCATCATCTCCGTATGACGAAGGAGCAACGCGAACTCATCGAGGCGCACGGTCCGTATAGGCTCCGAAAGGACGGTGTCCTCATCGACGGAAACGGGTTCGCACTCGCTGCTTTTCACGACGGCAGTTCGCCGTGCGAATGGGACCGCGCCGTCGTCCACATGCTGAACGACGTGTACGACGCGAGCTTGAAACCCTACCGGACCGAACCCACGTGAGACGGAAGCTTCCGCCCCTCGCGAAGACCGAGCCGAGGCCGTTCGTCGACGTGACGATCTGGGGCGACCAAAACCACCTCCTCGCGGTCAAGGGCTACGAGGACAACAACAAGTCGCTGAGCGAGCTACGGTACGAGTGCGGCGCGCACCCGACGTACAAGGACCGCAGGCGCGTGTTTCGCATCGCCGGTGGCGGCCGCATGCCGCGCATCTGCCCGTCATGCGTCCGCGCCCAACCCCGCGCGCGCATCGTCGAAGACCCACCGCCCAAGAAGCGCAAGGCCGACGACTAGATCTTCTCGAGCCGACGGCCGATCTCCTCGCGCATGTACTTCGGGATCTCTTTCGACGCCTCCTCGAGCACGCGCAGCCCTTTCGGCGGGAAGATGCCTTTCTTCTTCATCGACATCGCGATCGCCCACGCGATGCTCGTCGCTTCGGTGTTCGTCGCCTTGATGTGACGAGTGCTCCCGTCCTTGCTCGTCACGATCCGACCGCCGATCCCCTTGCGCTTCACCCACGCGGCCAGCGCCGTGATCATCGCTCGACCGATCTTGATGTTCGCCGCGCGAGCTCCGTACTCGACGACCGCGGCGTGCGGGGCGACGTTCTCCACGATCGCCCCCTCGCGGTCCTTTCTCGCGCGCCACCCCGCGCGGTACGCCCCGCGGTCGACCGGCGGATGCGGCCGAGACGGGATGACGGTCGAGACGATGTGCGCGACGACCCGGTATGCCGCAGCGAGCAAGCCTTCCATGGCCGCCTTGTGCACGTCCTTCTTGATCGCGTCGATCATCAAACCCGCATCCGCGAGCTTCCAAACCTTCGCCACGCATCACCCGTACGCGTCGCCGCGCGGAGGCCCGCCACCAGGAGCGAACCGAGAAGGACCCGCCGTAGTCGAGTCCTCCGAGATTCGCTCCAATACGAAGCTCCACGACACGCGCCCCTCGCGCCGCCACACCTGCGAGGCGAGGCGGTACTTCTGCCGGGTCGGAAGAACGTCGCCGCGGCCGTCCTCCACGACCTCGTAGAAGAACGACCCGTTCGGCGGAGGCGGGTTCCACACGAGCGGCGCGAGGCACCGCTCGCTCGGGGGCACGATGAACCCGTTGAGCTGAGCCTCGGTGTAAAGCACGCTCACGAGCTCGACGCGGATCGATCCCTCGGGTAGCACGCCCGCGGAGAACGACTGCATCGCCACCGCGTCAAGGCCCGTCACCCGCGGCGTGGGTAGAAGCTCCATGCGCGAGAGCTCGACCTCGTTGCCCTCCCCCCGCTCCGCGCCGTCCCACGTCGTCCACACGAGAAAGACCCGGCGCGACCGGAGCCCGGAACGGACCCCGATCTGCCGGGCCTTGTCGAC